AGGTAGATTACCAACATCAATATAAAACACACGTCTTTCTGGTGCTCTTGTAATTCTGTAAATCACCATCGCATCTTCTAACATACGAAGTTGATTAATAGGTTTCATTGCTTTATGTAAATAAGACAATGTAACTTCTTTATCGGTATCAAATATACCACTGTCTGCAGTAGCAATTGATTCGTCAGCAACTTTTAATGCTTGTCCTCCAGATAAAGTTTCGGTTGTATAAACCCAATATTCTTCGACATTTGTAACTACCTCAATGCCGCTCTTATCTTTTGCTTTTGTTACTTCTTTTACTTTCTTGATATCCATGGAGTCAATATATCTTAACTCCTTTATACCCTTCTTGACATTATCGTTGTCAAAAATAATATGATAGTGAACTGCACCATCAACGTACCAACGCTTAAAAATATCTGGACCAAAATTATTAAATTCTAGTTTTTTAGTAATATGAGCAAATTCATCAGTAATTACTTTCTTGATATTATCTGATACATCTAGTTTATCTAAATGAATCAATACCGCGTCCTTATATGGGTCTAATACAACTGCTTCATTAACAACATCATCGATAGCAAGTTCTGCTTCGGGATTTTGTGAAGTGTTTCTGTACTGCCCAATCAAATCTTTCTGGTTTTTGAAAGATACATCAAAATTGGTGGAGTAGGCGTTTATACCTCCTCCGTTGATAACCGTGGAACCATCATTTAAATCCGGCGGCACGAAAGAGTTTGAACCCTTATCAATGACCGCAGAACCTAACTGTTTCTCAATTTTATAACCGAATAGTTCCATAGTATATCCTAACTGTTTTTAATATTATAACAATATTTATAACAATAATTTAACCAGGCGTAGAGCTGGTCACTGAGAATGTTACAGTGTATTCTTGAACAGCGTCGGCAGTTTCCCAACCCAATTCAACAGCACCAATCTCACTAGGCCAGCATTCTAAATCGACCTGATGAGTAGCATACTGTAAATCTCTAGACAAAGTCTGTACAGAAAGTCTGGCATGAGCACCGATAGGATGTAACATCCCCGCTGCGCCACCATATCCCTGAATTTCCTGTTGCCATTTTACTAATTGTTGTCTTACCACTTGAGCTTCATCGTTGATGACCGTAACAGTCCAATCTTGGAATGTTCTGTCGCCTGGCACCTTTAGTTTTCTGTTAAGGAACGGAACTTCAACAACACCAACGGTAGATGATGGGATTGAAGCTGCCTTAACAAAGAACTGAGCTGCCTGATGTTGGTCGCCTGGTCTTTCTAAGTTTACTCGGAACAGATTTGGTCTAGCGAAGTCATTCGTCCCAATCTGCGCCGCAAAGTTATCTAAATTCATATCATATCTCCTTATACTTGTCCAGTCACTTCACTAAATGCAACACCAGACTTCGTAGCAACGAAATTTAGAGTGATATAGTTAATCGACTTTGATGGTTTAATGAAAACGCTCGCAACGAATTGATTTGCATCAACAACTTCTGGAGTATTATTGGAAGTATCACACTGAACGAAAAACTCTTGCATTGCTTGCCTAGCTCTTAGTCCACCTAGATACGGTTCAACTGCGTTTACAAAATTCTTACGCGTGAATGCATTATTGAATTCAAACAAGAAGTATTTAGCAGAAATTGCGATTGATTTCTCAATAATGATAAACAATCTACGAACATTAATTCTGTCAAATGCAGAAGGTTTTGTAAGTAAAGTTCTATCACCCCAAAGTACAGTACCCTGTCCTGGGAAAGAAACAATTGGATTGATTCCATTAGGAAGTTTGTACAATTGGTCTCTTTGCGCTTCATTTGGATTGTAAGCAAGTTTCACAACCGACTTAATAATACCACGGTTTAACCCTGCTGGAGAGAACCAAGGGTCTCTGACAGCATCAGTGTTTGCCATTAAACCAGCAATATCAGCACTAAAACCAATCCAACGATATGTATCAGCATACTTATCATAAGTGTATTTGTAACTAGAGTCTAACGTACCATATGAAGAAGCAATATTCAAATCACCAGTTCTCCAAGCAATAACATTAGCAACTGCAGTCGCTGCACCACCTACGTAACATACTTTTTCCTTTGGTGGAGAAATAATCGCCATACAGTCCTTACGAACTTCAGCAATATTTTCTACCATGTGCTTAGAAACTGCAGTAACAGTAGCAGTTAATTCATTTGAAACACCACCAGCGATTAATAAATTAACATCAACCTCATCGGCATTAGAAAACTTATCCCAACCTGCAATGTAATCTGCAGATGATGGAGCAGCTTCTGAACCATCGGCAAATACAATTGCTGTATCTGGTGCGTTAGTAACATTAGCTGCAACAGTCCAAACCAATTTAGACATTGCGTTGATTTTATCTTCCATGAAGATATTACCACCCATAGTGTCTTTAGTGCCTTGAACATTACTCACAAGATATGTTTCTTCGACTTCACCAGCAACTACAACTGCAACAGCAATCTCGTCATTAGTGGAATCAGGTGCTACATCAAATGCGCCGGCATATGCCCACGCACCCCATGTTGCTGATGAACCATCATGTGTTTGTACAGAAATTCCGTTACCGAACGTTCCTGGATAACGTGCATAAAACCCTTCGGTTAATGTACCTGAATCTTGTTGACCTTCAAAATCCTCTGCGTTTTTAATTGTTCCTGTACCACCATTTGCGTCAGCATTGGTTGCAGTCGAGTCAACTACACGAACCACTTGAAGTGAATTTGCGTAGGCGAGAAAGGCTGAAGAACTTAAAAATGCGGGAAATGTGTCGTTTGTTGGTTTACCAAAAACGCTAACTAGATCATTCTCTGAGGTCATTAAAGTAGTTTCATCTACTGGCCCCCACGTGAATCGACCAACCGTAGCACCTAAACTGGTTGCAACTGCAGGGATAGACGTGGTCAAATCGATTTCTTTCGTTTGAACGCCTGGACTTAATTGAAATCCCATTGTCATTCTCCTATATTAATAAAAAAAAAATTGACGAAATACTAATATTTCGTTACTATTATTTATAATTTTTGAATTTTTAGAACACTATATTACCATTCTCATATGACATCCACACTTCTCCATCCTCTACTGTGACGTCATCTAAATTACCATCATCTATAAATCCAAATGGTGTTAATTCTTCTTCAATTTCGTGAATCTTATTTGCATATAATCTAACTCGTAATTCCATATCGGTTAATTCTTTAAATTCGGGTTGAGTTGATAACCAACTAAACATAACAAGACCCATAACCATATCATCGTGCCCACCACCTTCTGCCTTCCAAGATTTACCTTTAGTTACAAACATAGATAATTCAGATATTGTGTCCATATCATTAATGATTAATTTATCACCCTCAATCAAGTCTTTCATATTAGAACAACCAATTGCCTTAATTCTGCTAGTCATTTTTCGTCCAAGTTTATTATGAATGCCAGATTCATTAATAGAATTGTCGTACTCTAAGTCATAATGTAGAATATTGGCAACTTCTGCTCCTGGACCATTAGATTCAATAATGACTGTCGCATCGTTATATGCTTCTGCTACTTGCATAATATAATGTGGGAATAATAAAGGTGAAATCTCGTTTGACCTATACGCTGCGACTTGTACAAATGGTAATTTAGATACATCAATAACGTTCATAGATGAATAATCTTGACCCCTACCCTCAGCAACGTCTACAGCAATTACGTATGCATTACCATAGACAGTTTCTTCATACACTTTCAAGTTATCTCTAAGATGTATTGGGTCGCGCATTACTAACGAATGTAGTTTTGCTGGTGAAATTAATGTACCAGCAGAACCTAAGAACTCACATTCAAATTCTTGTTTGAATTGTTCTTCTGAAGTATTAGCAATCGTTTCTTCCATCCATGCTTTATCTCTGCCAGGAACGTCCCACCAATTAATTTCGAATGCCTTATATGTGTTTCTACCTTCAACAGCATCTAACCACATTTTATAATAGTGATTCATACCGTTTGGTGTAGATACAATAATTACTTTAGAGTCTGTACCAGATGAAATTGTAGGATATACTGAACGGAAAAAATCCTCTGCCATATTTTGTTGTACGAAGGCAAACTCATCTAGAAAGATTAAGTTGAATGAATAACCACGAATTGAACTAGATGAAGTCGAACCAGCAAGAATTCTAGAACCATTCTCTAATTCAATTGAACCTTTGTTCCATTCCATCACCCCTTGCTGCAACCACATGGGTAATTTTTCGTACGCAAACTGAAGTCTGCCAAGCAATTCTCTAGAGGTTGCGGATTTGTTAGCAAGAATGGCAATATTCTTTTGTTCGTTAAACAGAATATAATGTAGCATAAACGCAAGTGAAGTTTGCGATTTACCAGATTGTCGAGGGCATTTCACGATAGTGAAACGTTCTTCGTAAATTGTGTTGACTAATTCCTCTTGAAATGGATATAAATCAAACTTAATTAAACCTTTATCAAGATTAACAATATGAATGTAATTCTTGATAAAGTAGATAGGGTCATCTCTACACTTTACATATTCTTTAATCTGCTCTTCAGTGTAGTCAATTTCTACGTTTTGACGTTTGAGGTTTGGGTTTCCTAGATATATCGTTTTTGCCATA